GGCGTGTGCGTCGTTAAAGGTTGCGGTTCGTGATGGTCGTGTGGCTCATCGTGGCCAGGGTCCGTTGTCTGCTGCTGTTGGTGGTGCCGGTATTCGTGCTGTGGGTGATGCGTGGTCGTGGGCTCGTCGTAGTTCAACGGCCGACATTTCGCCGCTTGTGGCGGTGACGTTGGCGATGCATGCCGCCCTCAAGGGTGGAGTCGAGAAGAAGCCCGTGTTCGCCTGGTGATTGGAGGTCTCGTTATGCGCAATGTCGTGACCTCTGTTGCCGAGATCGCTGGTGCTGTGTCGGTGTCTGCGGGTGCGTTCGTGTTCGCCCCTGCCGCCGGTCTGGTGGTTGCTGGCGTGTTCCTGTTGGCGTTCGCTAGGGGTGTCAACCGATGAGTCTGCTCTTTCGTGGTGCCGCCCGACCAGTTGAGCGTCGCGCCTGGTCTGGCCCCTTCGGCGATCAGAACACGGTGCCGTCTCCTTCCCAGGATGGTGGCGGCAGCTACCGCTACTCGACGGCTGATGCCCTCCGTGTGGCTGCTGTGGTGGCGTGTGTGGGCCTGCGGGCCGGGGCCTTCGCTCAGTTGCCCATCAAGTGCTACCGGGATCGCAACGGGATTCCTGAGGCGATGCCGGTGCAGCCCGAGTTGTTCACCTCGCCGTCGGATTTCGCGGTGCCGTCGGTGTGGAAGACGCAGATGTCGATCAGCCGTGATCTGTGGGGGTTCGCCCTCGGTCGGGTGACGGCGCTCGATGGTGCGTTCTACCCTCGTCGCGTCGATTGGTTCAACCCGTCGACGATCAGATATCGCCTCGTCGGGGGCGCCCCGGTGTGGTCTGAGGCGTCTGGTGGTGAGCTCGACTCGTCGATGCTGGTGCATGTTCCGTCTCGGTGGGTGATGCCTGGCAATCCGGTCGGCATGTCGCCGCTCGAGCATTCGGGACTTGTCGACCTGGCCAAGCGGGCGCAGGACTTCGGGCGGGACTGGTTCGCGAATGGTGCCGTGCCGTCGTCGATCATCTACTCCGATCAGGTGTTGGACGGTCCCGAGGCTGACGCGATCGTGGAGACGGTCCGTGCCAAGTGGCGCAGCCGCAAGACCGCCGTGCTCGGTTCGGGGTTGCGGTACGAGAAAGTCAGTGTCCCGGCGAATGAGTCGCAGTTCATCGAGACGTGCAACAAGGTCGCGGCGGACATCGCCACGTCGTTCAACCTGCCGCCGTCGAAGATCGGCGCTGCCATTTCTGGTCAGAATGTCACGTATTCCAACCGTGACCAGGATCAAATGGCGTACCTCATTGACTCCATTAACCCTGATCTTGTGGTGATCCAGGAGTCATTGGACCGACATACGGCTCCCGGTCAGTACTCAAAGTTCTCGACCGGTGCCTTTCTGCGGTCCGATCTGAAGACACGTTACGAGGCGCACAAGATCGGCATCGACGCCCATTTCTTGACGCCCAACGAGGTGCGCGCACTCGAGGAGTTGCCACCGATCGAGGGTGGCAACACGTTCCCGTCCCTACCTGGGGGCGGTGGCGATCCGCTCGAGGTCGCATCGGCCAAGGCGACCGAGTCGCTGACAAGGCAACTGCAACAGATCTACCTGGCGGTCGGCACCGTCATCACGGCTGACGAGGCCCGAGAGATCCTGAACCGCAACGGCGCCGGGTTGACCGGATTATTTTCGGGCGTCGCCCCGACAACCACGGGGGCTCCTGATGCCCGATCTGCACCCGCACCATCTACGCCACCAGGAGGCGCACAGTGAGTAAGACCATCGAGCGCCGGCTGGTATTCGACGCGTCCATCGAGATCCGCGAGGCCGACGACGGCACTGTCGGTCTGAGCGGCTATGCGGCCGTGTTCGACTCCGAGGCTCACGGCGAGGTCGTGAAGCGGTCTGCGTTCAACAGGACGCTCGCCCAGCGCGACAATGTGCGGCTCCTCGTCAACCATGACGGGGTGCCGTTGGCGTCGACGAAGGCTGGGACGATGACGCTCGAGGTCGACGAGCGCGGGCTACTGATGACCGTCAAGGGCCTCGACATGTCGAACCCGACGGTTCAAGAGTTGGTGTCTGCGATGATCCGCGGCGACATCGATCAGATGTCGTTCGCCTTCACGGCGTCGGACGACCCGACGGTCGACGGTGTGCGTGAGTTGCGCGAGGTGCGGCTCTATGACGTGTCGGTCGTGACCTATCCGTGGTACGAGTCCACGTCTGTTGACCTCACCGGCGACCGCAACATGGATCGTGCCTTGGTGTGCATGCGTTCGCTCTCGCCCGAGCAGCGCGCCGAGGTCATCGGGGCGGTCGTCGAGGCTGTCACCGAAGAGCCCCCCCCGGAGGAGTTGGCGCCGCCCGCTCCCGAGGTTGAAGAGATCCCCGAAGTTGAGCCCGTGCGCTCCTTCACCGTCGCCGAGGCGCGCGCCCTGCTCGCCTCTACTGCTGCCTGAACGCAGACCCACAGACGAACCCGGAGCCTGACCCGGAGCGCTCGCGCGCCACCACGCAGTTGTCACCACGTCGTCGCCTCACCCAACCCCCATCGTCTGAGGAGACAACCCATCATGAGCAAGCTGCTCAACCTGGTGCGCGAAGAGCGCGCCAAGGTCATCGCACCTGCCGATGCCGCCATCGCGGCCGCAGAGTCCGAGGACCGCAACCTGACCGTCGACGAGTTCACGCTCGTCCAGAGTGCCGCTGCTGCGGCCGCCCCGCTCGACGAGCGCATCGCCGAGCTCACCAACCTGGCCGAGCGCACCGCTGTGGCTGCCAAGGTGTTCGGCGGCGCCGTCGTCCGTTCAGAGCCGAACACGTACGCGAAGCGTGGCGAGTTCAGCCACGTTCGTGACACGATCCTCGCCACCCAACGCAACGATCAGGATTCGTGGGGTCGCCTTCGTCGGCACGCCCAGGAGATCGCCGTCGAGTCTCGCGACATCACCAGAGTGGATGGTGCCGGTGGCGAGTTCGTGCCGCCGCTGTGGCTCGTCGACATGTTCGGCGACTTCCCCCGCGCTGGCCGTGTCGCTGCGAACCTCGTTTCGACCCTGCCGCTGCCTACCGGTACCGACTCGATCAACCTGCCTCGCATCTCGACCGGCCCGCAGGTGGCCGCACAGACCGCAGACAACGCAGCGGTGCAGGAAACCGACATGGGTACCGCCACTGTGACCGCCCCGGTTCGTACGATCGCCGGCCAGCAAGACGTCGCCATTCAGCTCATCGAGCAGTCACCGCTCGCCGGTGGCATCGACCAACTGATCTACGGCCAGCTGTTGGCCGACTACGAGCGTGCGCTCGGGGTGCAGATCTGGAGCGGTTCGGGCGCGTCGGGTCAGGTGCTCGGCGTTGCCGGCACCACCGGCATCGGTGCGGTCACCTACACCGACGGTTCGCCGACGGTGCCGGAGACCTATCTCCCGCTGGCACAGGCGATCAACAGCGTCCACGTCAACAGCTTCATTCCGGCTACGGCGATCGTGATGCATCCTCGCCGCTGGAACTGGATGACGTCGGCTCTGGATTCGTCGAACCGCCCGCTGGTGGTCCCGACGGCGCAGGGGCCGTACATGGCTCTCGGTGTCGACACGACGCTGAACGCTCAGGGCCTCGTCGGTTCGGTGCTCGGTCTTCCCGTCTTCATCGACGCGACGATCCCCACCGGCCTCGGAGCCGGCACGAACGAGGACCGCATCTTCGTTGGTGACTTGACCCAGTCGTACCTGATGGAAGGCGCTGTCCGCACCCGGGTTCTTCCCGATGTGCTCAGCGGCAACCTCACGGTCCGGTTCCAGATGTACCGGTACGTGGCCTTCACGTCGGGTGTCCGTCCGACCGGTGTCGCAATGATCTCGGGCACGGGCCTCACCGCCCCGACCGGGTTCTGAGCTAGTCCCCTCGCGCAGTCGGTGCGCCTCGCCCGGTTCGACTCCGGGCGAGGGACCAACCCCCACAGCTCTCACTCAAGGAGAAAACATCATGGCCCGTCAGTCTGCACCGTTGTTCAACGAGGAGCACATCCGTCAGGGTGGCCCGTCGAACGCCACGTTCCAAGAGTCCTACCCGCGCTACCTGTGCTCGGTCAACAACGCGATCGGAGCGACCGGCGTTGCTCATGCGACGTTCGTGCCGGTGCAGCCCGGCGACGTGATCTCGAACGTCACGTTCATCACGGCGACGACTGCGGCAGCCACTCCGACCGCCGGGTTCGTGGCGATCTACAGTTCGGCCGGCGCTCTGCTCGGTCAGTCCGCTGACTTCGCCACCACCGCCCGTGCCGCGAACACTGCGTTCACGGTGGCGCTCGTCTCGCCGATCACGATCAGTGGTGCGAGTTCGGCGGCGTCTGGTGTGTTCGTGTCGATCAGCTTCACCGCCGCCACCGTGCCGACCCTTCGTGGTATCTCGACGGGTGACGCTGCCGTCTCCGGTACAACCGGCATCACGTCACCGTCGACCCCTCGCGTTCTCGCCCAGTCGCATGGCTCGGCTGTCGGTGCTACGGCACCGGCGACGATCGCTACCCCGACCACGGTGCCGTCAGCC